GATTGGTAATAACCAAACAATAAAAAATAAAAGAAAAAAAAATGGAAAAGTTAAAAAAGAAAGCAATTTGGATCAGGGAAGATGAACATCTCCGATTAAAAAAGATGGCTGTGTTTGCCGAATGTACAATGGAGCAACTCGTTCTAACCGCTGTTAAGAAAATGCCAAAGGTGGAGGAATAATCCACCTTTGTCTTCCACACGACACTACAATAAGAAAAGGTTCAGTACCTTTGTCACATACAAAAAAATAAACACAAAAAAATGGAAACAAAAACAAGAATAACAGAAAGTAAAACAATTATGGGGTTCAGATTCACCAAGACAGGTTGGTATGATGAATATACCGGGGAGGCTGCCATACAATATAATAAAGGAGTTGCGGCAAAAATAGTGGAGTATATAGGTTATTTTCCTGACAAATGGTCATTGTTACATTTCTTTGATATGGTCAATGACTCCAATTTTGTAGAACGTAATTTTGGTGGTGACCCTTACGAAAGTAATATGTATATCAAGTTCTACAATAAGAGTGGTGAACTGGTAACTATTAACGCACCAAGACAGGGAATAAAAGGTGACCGCAATTGGTATTTACACAATGAAAATACACGCAAAAGTGTCACTATTATGGTTGAATATTTAAAAAAATAAACAAAAAACAATGAAAACACAAGAAAAAACAACAGAACTGTTCGGACTCGAATTAAAATTCGATTTTTACTTTCAGGATATAGATGGAAATAAAATAGGTAGATGGACCGGATACTTTGATAATACACGGCAACTGATACAGTGGTACGACCGGGTACGTTATGCAGAGGAAGTGGTAGAAAGTACCAATGTGGATGGCTCATTCGAATGGATGAGCCACCTCGACATAGTTCAGGATTCGCGAGGCGGTATCTCTTATATCTATATGATACCGAGTATAAAAACACTAAATGGTGATAAAAGTGTATATGAAAATGGTGTTGATATAAAATCAATAATCAATATAAATCTTCGGCTGATATAATTAATTACTTTTACTCACCAAACTTTGATATAAAAAATATAAATTCTGGTGAAGGTGGGGGGGTAACCTATATTTTTCATTATTCTGGGGTTTAATAAAACTTCATTTAACAAATTAGGAATATGAAGAAGTATGAAAAGTATTATCGTATGTTTTGGTCGTCAGGGAGACATTATGATTGGGAAAAGTAATGTACCTTTGTTAAAAATTTCTACTATAGTAGATCTATCCAGGATTTCCTAAGAGCGACCCGGTTTCGTAAACATTCACCAATTGTTGAGTTTGATTAATCTCACTGACAGAGATAGACCCCGTAAATTGTACGGATTGTGGGCTTCCTCCACCCGCAGTCTGTACATTCATTCCACTACCCGCCTGGGCAAACTGCACGTTGGGGCTAAACTGGCTGACGTTGGCCATTGACTGTGACCCCTGTGCGTTCGGGGTGAACGAGCTACCACTTGGTGACTGTGGATTAAATTCCTGTGATGCAATTATACCCACCTGGACCGCACCAAGCGCCCCCACAACACCTGACATTATACCAGCAGCGACAGGGTTGGGCGTATTGCCCCAAATGTTCATTATTGCTTGGGCAGTATTAATTATTGTCGATACTATACCGAATGCTTTATTCGCCTCGAATTGTTCTTTGAGGATCTCATTGATACGTTCCTGGTTATCACCAGCCAACTGCATTTCATACATATACCGGTCATTGATAATACCCTGTATCTGGAAAGTGGCGTTTTGAAACGCAGCGACAGACTGATTGGCAAGTTGCTGCCTTTCTTGTCTTTCCCGGTTGATCCGGTCAAGTTCTTTATTTAAAGCAGTATCTCGGAGTTTATTCAACTCTTCCATATATTCCCGTTCAATCGCAAACAGTTCAGCCTTTTGTAGATTCAATTCCATTTGGGTCGCCAGCCCAAACTCTTCCATATTTTCAAGCTCAACTCCATACATTTCCATACTCTGGCGATTCAACTCCATTTGAGCCATTTGAGCCGCACGTGCATACTCTTCCATTATTTGCAGTCTTTTCGCTGCTGCATCACGGTCAATCAACAGGCGATCAAGAGTATCTGTTTTTATTAATTTACTCAATTTTGCCTGTTGATCAAGCATGGTCATTTCATCAGCGAATGCCTTCTTCTTTATCTCGGAAGCCTCTTGTTGCAGCGATAACAACTCTTGGACAAATCTTTCATCATCAGCAAAGGCTTTTTCTTCAAGTTTTCTTTGCTCCTCTTGAATTCTTTTTTCTTCTGATAGTCTAAGTTCGCGTATTCTTATTGTTTCGGCAAACAACCCCTGTTCCGCTGCCTTAAAATCATTTACCCAAGCCTGATGTGCGGTAAGTCTATTATTAGAATATCTCAACTGTATGTTTAAAAGTTCCTTTTCATATTCTTCATTGGTCAACTGTCTCTCTTTCAGTGACATAATCTCGACAGTCTCCATTTCAGCCAGTTGTTCAAGTCTTATCTTGTAAAATTGGTCAACACGGAACAACTCCAATTCATTGAGTGTGGCATTGAACTGTTTTGTAAATTCCTCCGCTGCAAGTAACTGGTTAGTTAGTTTACCAAGTTCGACAGTGGATTTGGTGTATTCCTTGGCAAGTTTCTGCTGTATGGCAAGTTGAGCCTGATTACCCTCTCTTAGCAGCCTGCCTGCCTCATTTCTTTTATTCGCAATAACATCTCTTTTCTCCTCTTCTTGTTTGATTAACTTTGTTGTTTCTTTGACTATTTCTTCCTGTTCTTTTGCAAGGATACGCCAGTACTGTATTTCACTTTCAAGAGATCTTTTTTGAAAATCTTCACGGTTCTGATCGAGTGCTTCACGACGTTTAATTGCTTTTTCATACAAATCTTCCTCAGCCTTATCAATTTCCCCGGCAGTATTTTTAGCCTCCTCTATCCTTTTGTTATTCCAAGTGTCAAAAGCATTCTCGGTCAATCCAAGTGCATCACTCAATTTCAATACGTTCTCAGTCACCCCGGAAACAATATTGCCAATACCTTTCAAGATATTACCGAGTAGACCACCTGATTCTTTAAGAGTGTCAAAATTGGCAATCAAAGTGGTTATACCTATGATTAACGCACCCACACCGGTACCGATGATTGCAGCCCTGAACACTTTTAGTCCATTTGCAGCAATTCCGGCACCTCTCTGTATGCCTAAAAATGATGTACCGAGTTGCCCGATACTTGTACCTATGTCCCCTAAAGAACGTCGAACACCATCAAAATTCAAACCTCTTATGTTCTGACCAAGACTTAAAAACGATCTATTCAAGTTTTGGAAAGGTGAACCCGATAAATTAGAGACACTGTTGCTAACGTCATCCAACTGGTTTTTAAGGGCACCCGCCTGTGCTGTCAACTCCTTGAATCTTTCAGATCCCTGTTCAGTATTCTGGATCTCGGTGATTAATTCCCGGTAAGCCTTTTTCAGCGATTGCACCGAGTTTATATTCTCAGTCTGGTCTGTTCTGGTCTGCCCTAGTTCTTGCAGCTCTCGTTTCAGACCATTAATCTCCTTCTGTGAAGAATTGGCATCCTGTGAGAGGATATTGATCTGTTCCTCTACCCGTTTTATGCTGTTTACAGCATCCCCCGTATTAATTTCTACGCCATATGTAATTTTTTTCATCTTATATCGTAAATTTTCACGCTGAACAATTCTATATCATTGATATTTGTCCCCTCAGCAGTTATCTCTATGTCAATTGGACTGGACCACGAGTAAGTACCAGTTAGTCCCACACCGACGTTAAAATCGGCGTTAGAGAAGGTGCCAAGGCTTATCTGAGATGAGCCAGCCACCGCAGCCACAGAAACTGATGCTGTCCCACTCCGTATAAAATCAAAATCAACTAAATATCGACCATCATTTGGGTTATTTATGTCTGCGGTCGAAGTATAAATCACTTGTCCCCCTACCTTTAATGCGAACTCTTTCGGGTCGGCATTTGTGGCTGTTCTTAAACCGGCTCGAATGTGAAATCCGGTCTGGTCATCAAAATATTCAGCAGGTATTGTCCTAGAAAATAAGACTTCCTCCGATCCTGTTATGGTATTGCCAGTGATGCCACCAAAAACGTCAATATATTCACTGAATCTGTTTGAGCCATCTGTTATTATTTCGTAAATTTCGGTGCCTATCCTTATCCATACAGATTGGTTCAACTCATTTACTCCTATTTCATTCCTAACAAGATCGGTCGGTGTCCAGGTACCATCGGTAAAGTTGTCCGATGTTGGCACTGTGAAGCTTGCAGTTGATGTTATTGAATGATGTTTTATTCTGGCTTTTGCGATATTCATACTGATAATTATATTTTTTTATTTATTGGTTTTGTCCGCCATCGATCAACTGAATAGAAGTTGCTGAGTCAAGTCCGATTATTTCATCTTTGCCAGCATCGACCAAAACAAAATTAACGTCATTGAAAGGACATAGTACTTCATACTCACCAGCATCCACCAGATCAAAATCTTCTATGAGACCATTTATATATACTTTATTTTCACCTGTATATGTCTTGTTGAAGCCACCGAGCACTATTAGGCCACTCCCATCTACTATATTTGAACTACCAATTATTAATCCGTTTTTGTTTCTGACATAATTGAAATCACCAACAACCACTGAATTGACATTGTCATCTATTTTATTTGATCTGCCGTATACCTCCGTAGTGTTTGTATTTTGATATTTATTACTTTTATTTGCAGATTTTCCCCATATATTTATTTCCTCGGACAACAATCTTTTTTCAATGAATAAATTATGGTTGGCTATGAAGTCGCCTATTTGAGGATCGGCGGTAATCAGTTCAACATCGGTCAGTTTATTGGCATTGAGGTCAAAATCAATGATTTTATTCACGTGCCACCAAGCATTATTTATCCATATACGCTCGTTCATGTTAATCCGGGCAATATCATAATAATTCAATTTGAATTTTGCCTTCATCATATAACCTTTCTCAAATATGTCAAATTGCTTACGATAAAAACGGTTGAAAAGATTGTTGTTTGTTATAGTGGAATAATTATGTGTATAGAAATCACAGACCCCAAAATTTATATCTTCTTTAGGCTCGAACGAATTTGGGTAAAAGTGTCCCACATGACGGTATAAGAATTGATCCTCGGTCGATAATACCAACCCAAAATTCGGATTGGTGATCCGGTACGTGAAATAGTTCTCATTCTGATATAACTGTCCGACAGACATTATTCTGACATTGTGCTGCCCCCTTGACGGTATAAGTGGAATGTTCTTTTTATACTTCCATTCCAACACTGCAGTCGAGAAATCAGGTTTCACCTCGCTTATATCGCGAATGAATTGATTGAAGAAAACATACTCTAATTCGCCATAATCGAATTTGGTGAAGTTCTTGTACGATTTAAGAATATCATCATCACTGTCCTCGGCATACAAGAAGTTTTTAATTTTTGTCTGTGTGTTCGAAAGTATTTCCAATTCGATACTATTTATGTCCACCTTTTCGTTCCAATTCAATTCGGGAGCACCTTCATAAAAATCATCCCGTGTTTTTATTATAAGATGTTTGTAATTATTCTTGTCATTCTGTATATATAGGTTGTACATTTTGACCAAGGACAATAGGAATTCACTCTGCTTAAAATCGACCGGCATCACATTATTCATGTTGATGAATGCTCCCTCGGACAGATTATTCGCAGCGGCATTTTTGAAATAACCGATAGGATTGGTCACAAAAGTGTCAAAACCGTATTCGGCTGACAATAAAATAGACTCTGGTAAATTGACCGGGACACCCGCAAGAGTCTCACCCCTGCCATCCCACCTATATCCCCAGAATTCCGGTGAAGACGACAAAAAGTCTGCCGTAACGACCACCTTTATTTTATGTGCGTTGGGATTTTGAAATCTCACAAATTCACCGCTTATATTTACTATATACTCGTTCGTGTAGTTTGGAAGATTCAGATACCTCCACTTTTGATTCAACGGAATGGAATACTCGTTTATACCCACTTCCTGTTGTGCGATAGGCGGAAATATAGGGTTATCATTGACATCATAAGCAATGATGAATGCCTTTACGCGTTCCTTTATCTCGGTCGATTCTGTATTGTTCTTCCACCATAATCCACCCGTGGTATTCCAGGAGAAACCGTCAGGATAAGTAACATAACTTTGTGTGTCCAGCCGTATATTTCCCGGAAAATTGCCGGTAATGGGAGCCTCAGTGTCTATGACAGTCCCAGGTGCAAGACCTGAACCGGATGGAAAGGCAGTATTGAATGGTTTAATCCACGTCGAAATAATAAAAGTGCTTTCAAAATACATTGTATTTTCGTTCGGATTGAGCACATATTCACCCACAACAGTCGAGTAAGCGTTCCCGTTGTCAAATAAATTCAACTCGCTGTTGTCGTCGTTATCAAAAACAACTGTCTGTGGTGTTTCTATGGCACTACATGGTGCAAAATATTGTGGATTGCCACCAGATGCGGGTATTCTACCGGGCAAAATAGAAGTACCTGGCCACACCACATCTATGTTCGGGTACTTGACCAATGCGTAATTATAATTATTGAAGTTGGTGATACCCGCCCTGAATAAATCACCTATTATACCCGGAATTATTCGCTCGCGGTTCGTAGTTATTATAAGTTTATCAATATTGTACTCATATATTTTATCGAATTCATATGTAAACCCTGCCTCCTCTACTATACGGTCCAGGACGGTCTTGACATATATCGCAGGTCTGAAATCATCAGGTTCGTATATGTGCAGAATATTCCCACTGCCGTTCGGGTATTCTGTTAATGGTGTGTCAGCATTATAGTACTGATAACCTTCAAGTAAAGTACCTTCTTTTATAGAATTCATAATGACATCTTTTGTGTGATAATGATTATATGATGACATATCCAAATCGGTCAAGAATCTACCGTCGATCAGGGTATAAAAATCAGAGTTATTGGACTTTAAATAAACATCATATATGATGAAAGAATCCTCATTAGTATATCTTTTTGTAATTTTTCTAATCTGAAAAGTACCATCCAATACAACTTCACCATCCCTTGATAAAACACACGGCTCTACTACTTGTGGATTGAAAGTTAAAAATTCGGTATTGACATCAAAAAGTGGGCCTATTATATTATTATTATGGGCAGTTCCATATAATTTTATAGTTTTGGAATATTCACCACCACGGCTTGATATGTCCCGGATATCATTCAGGTTGAAGTTGAGTGGAATTGCTGTTTCTCCACCCAGGTCTAAATCACCCCAATTTGACAGCGTTAGTTTTATATTATTCATAGGGATGAGATTGGATTATTATTGGCAAATCTGATAAAGAGCTTGTGATAAATCATTTTTTCATTATTTTTTCTGACTCTTTCGTATTGATTGTCCTTTATATATATGGCGTAGTAGTTGCCGTCTATTTTTATGGCTGCCCTGGGTGAAGTGACCAACTGCTCAAAAAATACACTTTCTTCCTCTGTCATTGCGTCCGCATTCAATTCCCATTCCTCCTCTAACAGGGTGGAGAATACCTGAGTGCCTGCCTCATTGAGAGAATATCTGTAGCCGCCTTTACCACAGGTGGTAACATTCCGACTGGAATAATCCCCCACAAATTTATTATAATTCTCAGTTGTCTTGAAGATCTTCTGCCGATTGTTCAGGTCGAAATTAAACGTGATAAAAGAGCCCAGACGGTCTTTGAATATGATGGGGTAATTTGTATATCTCCCCTCACATTCACAGTCAATCTCAAAATTATATGTCTCACTCGATGCGGTGAAACTGCCGTTGAGTGTCACTTGCACGTTATCTATTGTTGCACCGTTGGTGAAAAATGGTTCAACACCACTCAAAACCATTACAAAGTTGGAGTTGGACGCGGTGAATGTCTGTGTGAAAGTGCCTGTCGAACCTGTCGTACCGAACGGGAATAAAGTGCCTGTCTGTCCCGCCTGGACCAACACGTTCTCATTGTTCGTTATATTGATTGTAATGGTATAATTCTGTCCGGGGGTATATACACACTCCTGAGCGATTATACTTGCTCCAATGCCGCCAAATTCAACCAAATCAGTGTATTGGAGTATACCATTGTCAATGAACGAGAAACCATTGTTGAAATTGAATATCTGCCAAGCCTGATCTACCTCCAACGGATAAATCTGTGGGTGTGGCACTTGTGCCTTGCTGTCCAGACGTATATCATACGAACACACATCACAGTCGAAAATGTCGCATACATCCCCCACAACTGTTATATAGTTGATGTCAACACCTTGGGTTACCCCACCATTGCTATTTATCTCTATATAAAAATCAGTACCGGTCGCTGTGAATGTCAAAGTGAATGTCCCGTTCTGGTTGTCAAGTATGCTATATGTGTCATTTTCATCACCTACCCTGATCAATACAAAATTGTTATTGTTAACATTGATGGTCACTACATATTCGGTGCCCGGTATCAGAGTATTTTCTTGGATTACAAGGGATGTACCATCTCCCACATCGGCATCAAGATAGTTGAGTACACCACCAGCGATAGAGGCAGTGCCGCCCAAGAAGTTTAATATGGTCCAAAAATCTTCCGAATCAAACTCCCCATTTTTAATTGCATCAACTGTCGGGCATATGGCATTTATATAAGAGGGTCCCACATTTATAGTTTGAACGACCGATGCGGTCGCTGGACCGTCATACGGAATAGTAAATTCGTTTATTACCGCACCATTGCAATCTTTAGTTGTCAGAACCAGATTGAGATAGTCGTAATCAAGCCCATTGTTCCAAAAATTAAGATAGAAATCGTTGTCTAATTTGGCAGTCCAATTGTTTGGTAAATAACTCAAAAAACGAAAATTCCCGGTTTGATTTATAGTGGAAAAATCTGCTGACTGATAGTCTAACCAATCTTTTCTGTCCATTCCTCCGTTGAAAATGGTCTTTACTTTCATTACCGAATTCGGAAACTCGCTCAATCTGCTGTCTATAAATCTTGTAGTGCCACTCTGTGTCGGCGAAATGCTCACTGTTGTGCCGAATATACTGGTTGTGGCACTCTTGTTTATTTCAACCGTATAATTGGGAAATGATCCACCAGATATAGTTACAATGGCAGGTCCATCCAAATTATCATTATAAACCAATTGTCCTGTCTGCGGCAGCACAGAACCACCCTGGTATTGTAAATCTATTACCAATTCCAAAGGGTTTGTTGCTACGATGATTTCATAATAGCCGTTGTAAATAGGGTATGTGAATGGACTATTCTGCTGTATCAGTACAAAATCACCTGCCACCAAATTATGCGGTTGTGCCAAATTGAATTTTGCCCTGTTGCCTGGTCCGGAAGTAATAGAATTATATGCAAAATATGTTGCCAGTCCTGTGATATTTATGACATCTCCCGTCTGATATAAAGGGTCTACTCCTCCTTCCAATGTTATATTTCCTAAAAAAGAAGCAGTTACACCAGTGAAATCCCAACTGTACTGATAAAGATCCGACACCCCAATAATAAGATTAATACCACTCTTTTCACTATTCATGAATACGGATTGACCAGAACCGTTGAAGTTAATATCATCGGTCAGATCACCTAATTGTGATTGTACTATCTTATTGGCATTGTATTCAAGAAAATCATCACCATATCTCGGTCTGATCACCTGGGATGCCAAAAGGTTTATGTTGTTCTGTGATGAATCACTCGTGGCAACAAGCACCTTGTACTTATATGATGGCTCGTTTATATTCGAGCTTGTTGCATAAATATATAAATTGTTGAATGCCGGACTTATTGTTTTTGGTTCTCCTATGATCATTTTATTTCTTTAATTTTCCACTTTTTTCTAAAGCCTTGTCAATTGTAAATTCTATTTCGGCAAATAAATAATCTTCCAATTCATTCCCCATATCATCTATTACCTTATTAAAAAAGTTTCTTGGTGGTCTGGGTCTTTTTTTAACGCGTGGATTAGGTCCATCAGTGAATTTACCATAATCCAACATAGAAAATCTTACAAAATTGCCACTCTGTATATAGCGGATACTTGCCAACAGGTCACCCGTATCAATCGTATCGGTCACTATGATCCTCTCCCTGATTTTCTCAGTGGTGACAAAAGCCCAGTTTCTTAAAGATTTGTTAAAATTTACTGCCATTTTTATATATTTTTATGGATTTACTGGACCCAGATCAGTTATGACCATTTTAATTCTATCTATTGTCAACGGATCCGTATCGGTGAAATTGGCAATGGTTGCCACGATTTCCACATCATTTTCACCCGCAACAATAATCCATTCAGTGAATAGCTTGGCGAAGGTAGTGCCTACTCCAGTGGGTGCCCTGCACTCGCTCAAAAGTATATCAGTTGTATTCCAGGATGAAAATTCATCGGCACGGCCATACATTCTCAACCTCAGACCGAGTACTTTATTATTACCTGCTTGTATATCGGCTGCACACATAATCTTAAACGCTCTACCTATTCCATCACCACCAGTTGAGAGTTTACAACCAAAACCGTTGCTTGCGGTCATTCCGATTATGGATGTACCACCCGAACCTGCCCGATTAGACCCCTGTCCGCTGAATGGTAATGTAATGAAATGTGATTGTGTCACACCATACGGCCCCTGTGTTGTCTGAGTTCCGATTGCGGCCCAATCCAAAGTAACCGCGTTCATATTACCTGATGGACCCTGTGGACCAGTTGCACCCTGTGGACCGGGAACGCCGGGTTTATTATCTAGGTAAGTGAAATTATTATCTAATTCGTCATATGTCAGTGGTAAACCTTTTGTTGTTCTTAAAATTAAACTCATTTTTATATATTTTTTTATTTTTATATGTTTACATATGTCGGGTTGACAAAAGCTGGATTGGAATAACCTTCGAAAGGAATGGTGCAATCGGACATTTCGGTTTCCACCTCCACGCTCACATCAATATAAACCCCTGCCGTATAATCGACAAATAAACTTTTAACAGGTGTTGCAGTGGGATCGTTAAGAAGATTCAGCAGCTCGGCACCGCCTACTTTATCATTTCTTAACCAATTTACAAAATCTCGGCTTATTTGCACTTGGTCTGATATTACCTCTCGTTGATTTATATCATCATTCTTCAATATGTCTATAAAATAGCACCTCAATCTGAACTCTGAAACCGAATTTTGGAGATGCAGCACTTCATTTAAAACCACATACATACCACCTATCTTCTCAGAATAAAAAGTGGTCGCCTCGTCAATAAATCCTTCGCCGAAAGATAGTATCTGCTGGTGTGGTCTCGCAAAATAAAACTCTATGTAATTTATCAGCCTATTATATGTATCCATAATCTTAATTATATTTTTTATCTATTTGATTTTATTCGAAATTGAGCTCGTACATAAGTGCCAACAGGTTGAAGGCTCTTGTAAGCGGTAATTCCATCGCCTGTCCTATTTGCAAAGGGTCATTGTTGGCAAGTTTCATCAACAGTAATTCGTAGCCCCATTTACCTATCCTCTTTTCTTTTTCTATCTCCTTCCTTTCCTCGGCAGTCATACGACTCTCGTCCACCTCATCCGTCTCTTCTTTTCGGGTAAACATGCCCTCGTATGTGGTGAATATCTTCTCCCGGAAATCAAGATATTTACTGATTGAACCCCACACATCAACAAACAGGATTGGTGCGAACAGAGACCGCCTAAATGTGCTATAATTGTGATATGGTTCTAAAATAGAAGCCACAAAATTGGTTTCTGCCTGTAATTGCCTTCTGAAAAGTACCTGGAGTATGTCCGGTAGCGATTTATTCAGATTTCCCTTTGACAGATAAAACTCTATGTCGATAAAAGCACCGAATTCCAATTTGTTGAAATCTATCAAAAACAGTGGTTGGTCTTTATCCACCACTATTTCACTTTTATATATTTTGGGTATGGGTTTAAATAAAAAAGAAAGGTTTTCTTCTAATATAAGAACCTCGTCATATGGCATATCGTCAAGAGTGTCGAAATCAATATCATAAAGGATACTTATGATCATCCGGGTGTCCCGGGTGTCTATATACTCACATATGTCACTCCACTTTTCAATTGTAATATCCAACCACGTCAAAGTCATCTTAATATTTTCTTTTCAATGACTTCCGGTAGTTTTGTTATGAAATAGGATGCCCACCTCATATGCATATTGTCATAAAAAAAGGCGGCACGCTCTTCAAAAGAGGTATCATCGACATATATATCCGCCATCAATAAATGCACATACTCGAAGTTCTGACTGTAAACTGACTTTTCAAAGTTCTTGTATTGCCTGAAAGAAAACCGGAAATCCTCAACATTGCCCTTCAAGGTAAACTTCCTGTCACCGATTTCTATCTCAGGATGAATTGCCAATTCACTCTGATTCAATATGGCATCGATCATAAGGTCTACCTCCTCAAGCGGCTTGTCTATTATCTCATCCTCGGTCAACCCCGGATAAACCAACTTGAGCGTTTCAATTTCCTTATCATAACGGGGAATCTCGTCATTGTTATTTATACTTATTATAGCATAAAAATCCTTAATTAAAATGTCATCACTTGTTATCATATGATTTATATTGTTTATTTATATATTGTTTTCAGATATCTTTTATTTGTTGTTTAACTTTTGCTGCTCTTGTAATCATCTCCTTAAAAGATTTGAATATGTTCTTGTTGGTTATACTTTCAATATTTTCATTCAGAGAGAGACTTTCAATGAAAATAAGGGTCATTGCTATCAATTTTGTAATTAACATATCAACGGAAAATACAAAATTGACAAACTCACCCAATAGCCAAACGTCAAGCATATATCCAATTATTACAGATCCTTGATATAAGAGCATTTTAGGAACCATATTCCCTAATTTTCTACTGGTGATTTTTTCCCCTCTTTTATTGGCAGCCCAAACACCCAATATAGTATCACTTAAAATAAATAAACCAACCAAAAGCAAAAGTGGTATAATTGGCACAAAAAATGTTAAAATACTTACTGATAGTGCTTTAAGATAGTTCATTTTTCCACTTTTTATTTTTTTTATTATATTTCTTTTTACTTTTTTTAACTTTTTCTGTCATTTTAATCTGTATCTGCTGCAAGAACGCCCTATCAATAATTTTATTATTAGTATTATATATATCGTTATGTTGCACCTTTTTTGCCATAATCAAAATTTGCCCTGTATCGCATTATTTTTCTTTCCCGAGTATCTTTCTCCACCAAAGGTATAATATTGCGATACAGGAGCCCAAAATCATCAATAGAAGGTTAATCCGCTGTCATAACGATTTGAATCTTTGGTTGGTCTCATATAATCGTTATTGTTCAATTTATATTCCGGGTATAGAGTGCCATTTTTACAAAGGTATTCTATAAGACGTTTCTCGTGAAACTGGGCAGACCCGGATAATTCCTCCCTTAAATATCTCAAAGTTTCCAGATCGACCGCATCAGAGTAATCACCTCTTTGTTGCGTAACTCCTTTGTTTTTGATCTGGTAGGCAATGAATGGCAGTGTTTTATCAGCAACCCGATATGCTAATGCGGGTTTGATATAATTCATCAGTATTATTTCGTCAGGGTTAAGAGCCTGAATGGCATATTGTGTTCGTAAATAAAAATAAAAATTACTCCCTAAAATATCTTGAATCCAGCTTTCCTGGACAATAAGTGCGGTAGGCTCTAACTCGGTCCATTGCACTAACTCTCCAATTGGTGTGTATTTTTTTAAGTAATTTTCTGATATAAATAAAGTGTCCATATTAGTTTTCTATTAAATTTGTAAATAATTCAACATTATTTAAGGTAAATTCGACATTCAACCCTTTCCATCTTATGATTTGATTTATAACGGTCTCAATATCACGCCTGGAAGGCTCGATCACATTTGTCTTGAATATCTCATATGCATTCAGGAGCTCTTTGGGGTTTCCCATGCTGCTGCCGTCCTTCAGACCGAGTATAAGCGGGTTGATCTTATGTGAATAACATATGTTTCTACTCGCTTCTTGGGCAGTTTCCTTGAATTGCTTATCAAGACTGTCAGGTTGGATAGTTTGAATTTCAGCGGCATTTTCTTTTCCATCAAAGAAAAATACCATTGCCTTGCCCGTATTTTCCTCGCCTGAATAAGACCTTTCTATATTTTTGACAATTTCTCTTCGTGCCTCGTCATTAGCAGGCTTGGAATAGAAGAAAATAGCCTTGGAAGGGTTCACGGAATTTTCTATATTTGACTTATGGAATACAGGTATCTTAGCATCAAGCTCCAACCAGTTGCTTGAGGCGGCATAAGAAGGTACGGTGTAGAATAAAGTTGCCGGTGATTTTTTAATGATCCGCCATATCTCACATTTATTTTTTGGGTTGCTTGATTTTGGCTCATATTCTTTAATTGGAAAACGACCGGTGTCTCTCCAATCGAACGAATAATAGTATTTTTCGATCTTTTCCGGGTGTCGCATGTCGATGCCCAGTCGAATCTTGCTCGGTTCAATCCGCTCACACTTGATTAAACGTGTCTTATCCTCGTTCCAGTGAAGTTTGATGTAGATGGTGGAGTGGATTATCATATCAAGTGTGATATTCTCTATAAAGTCCTGTAATGTGGTATCGTCCTCAATAAATCTTTTCAGTCCGGTAAGTTTGACCATATCGGCAGCGGACAGACCAGTATCGGTTATATCATACCCCTGTCCGCAGATCATAAGTTTTTTAAAATCAACGATTGCCGAGTGCAACGAAACACTTTCATAAAGTTCATTTAGCCTGTTAGGGAATAAATTATCCTGACCGAACCAAATATATCGACCATAATAATACTCTTTCGGTAAGGATTTATTGTATTTGGTATTCCCAAAAACCACATCAAAACCCTGATAACTTTCTTTTTCGGGCTGAACTGGAATCATTTTAGTTAAACCTATACTGCTCTTAAATTTTTCAAATCTTGTCATTATATGTATATATTATTTTGTGTCATTTGATTATATGCACCGTCCCATCCTTCCACATAGTATCTCCCGGATTCCAATACAATTCCGGATGTGGTCGCGGTAAGCACCGATTGTGTAAATGGTGTCTCATATACTTTGTAGTCGCCCCAGCCAAAACCCAAACTTACTATGCCGTTTTCCAGATCCTCACTTTGTGTACCTGCCTCGATTAAATTAAATCTGTCATAACGTCTTTCAAATGACGAAGTATTTACCATGCTAAATGTTTTGCTTATTGCAGTGTCATCATCGGTAAAATTGAATATGTATGTCGGGGCAGACAAAACTGACTTTTCTCCTAAAGTAAATACAACTGAGTTGGTTGCCCCTTTGATTATTGATATCATAACTTTAATTATATTTTTTTCAATTTTGTTAAAGACCTACAATAGTAGAAATTTTTAAAAAAATATAGTAACTTTCCCGAACATAATGTCTTGGTTACGGCAATACAAAAAAAAACCCCTATCAGGTAGGGGTTTTCTATGGTAGATCTATAGTAGATATTATGCCAACAGAGCTGGTATAATAGCCGGGTCAATGACATACATCTGCTCAGGCTCTTCTGACATGAATGAAAGTGTATATTTTGAACCGTCAGCCTTTGCGACACCACTGCCGTCCCCTTGTGCGGTCAAGTTAGCACCATTTTCTTTTCCTTGAAGCCAATATATACCATTGTTATCAAGCAAAATTATTGCTAAATCCTGTTGCCCTGCGGCGACAAGTGCAAGCGCATTTCTCTTATCTACATCTCTACGTGGGATGACCAGGTTTGTCATAACAGTGTAAAATGTGCTACCATTCACCAAGTCGATTGCTGCTTCTTCGGTATAAGAAGAAGAGTTTTTATTAAATTCATATGCTACGAAACCATCACAGGCAGTTCCAATAGTCATTGAAGTTACTAATCCATCACCAGCAGTTGCACCAATAGTTAGTACCTCATTAAATGGTAAGAAATAAGCTGCTTTCAAGCCTCCGATGTTATTATCACATCCTCTAAGTATTTCGTCTAAACAATTACAAGTTATACTCATTTTTTTATTTATTTTTTTATTTACTAAGGTGGGGAGTGAGCCATTGCAACTCACTCCCCTTTATTCCTTTAATTATGGTTTGTGAAAATATACCTCATTGTATCTTACTACATCCCATGCTACTTTTGCATCTGTCCTGACACCTATTCTGCGGTTAAGCGTGGTCTTCATGAAGTCAACCACGTTGAATCCTTGTGTATCTGCCAAAAGGTCAGTTATATAAAGGAAGTTGCTTGTCTGTCCTGCTACTATCACATCGTCAGAAGCACCTTCTACTTTAACGATTGGAGTGCCCTGGAAGTTAAGTGGCTGATTCGACCCCAAAAAGTACTGACCGGAAGCCTGGTTATCACTGATTGCATCTTGGAATGCCTCCCACACATTCACACTTACCATGTATACAAAATCTGATTTACCCTTTACAGCCTTTGGCATTGCATTTCTCGCCTCGATCAGCTTATCAACAACGTTTGTCATTGTAACAGGTGATGCTGCGGTCGGACCGAGTACGGTTGCCTCGTTGGCAAGTATTTTCTCAAGTCCATCGCAGGACTGCAGGTAAGATGAAGTCAGACCGGTGTCACCCTGCCAAGTAAGCACCTCCAGCTCCTCGTCAACTACCTTTTGAAGTGTCTCATAGAAGTAATTCATAAAAGCACTGGGCTCTTTGAAATCTTTTGAACCTCTTCCGATCTGGTCGGACACAAATGATGTCTCCAGATCTTCAATACAAAAACTGGTACCGACCATTATAGGACAAGTTTCGAACGTTTTTTGTGCAATATCTGAGTCGGTCGGTGACCAATCACATGCACCGGGCTTAATTACATTAACAAAGTCGACTGTTCCGAGCTTTACTCTGTCTTTGATACCGTATATCTGCTTGAAAAGGGAACGTGAAGAGTTTTCTCCGATCATCGCCCTGCGATACATTTCAACTGCATTTGTCTCGTATAGTGCAGACGGGTCAACATTCATATCGAACATTTGTTCTGTGAGTGCAAAACCCAATTTTTTAAGTTCTAAATTTTTACTCATTATTTTTTGTTTTATTTTTTATATAATTATGAAAATTATTTTTTTGTTAATTCAAGTTAACATTCGCCATTTGAAAATGTCTGAATCCAAGCAAAATAGAATCTACTTTTGACATTTTCTCTTTTTTATACATTTCCTCGTCTTCTTCTTTGACATCTTCTTTTTTGAGTTCAGCGATGAGTGCATAAAGTTCTTCGAACATAGGCTTGACCAGTTCTAATACCTTTTCCTCGGTGATCTTATCGGTATCAACAGCTTTTTCATCTGTTTCTTCCTCAGTGACCTCCTCAAGTTTTTCCTCAGTTTCTTCCTCGGCGATTCCCTCATTCATCAATTCATTCACCTCTTCGGTTACTTCTTTGACAATTTCATCAATCACCTCTTCGGGTGCCTCTACAACACCCTCTACGGCTTCTTTTATCTTCGCAACTTCCTCTGGGGAAAGTTCGGCAAGTTTCGCCATAATCTGCTCTAAACTAATTTTTTGTTCCATTTTTATTACTTTATTTTTATCTATAAAATCTCCGGTCATTTCCAACTGGAATAGTCCTTCCACACTAAAACCAAATCGTCCTTCCTCCTTGACCATTTTATTCCAAAAGTCCGTGTTATTTACTTTTATTTCCATCATCCAGGTTCCGATCGGAAAATCAAAGCCGTACATCTTACTTTTGTCATATGTTTCGTCTTCTATAATCCATTCTGATTTAATGAATGCGTCTTTGACGATACCGTTTTCTTCCGGAGATAAATGGTCGAAGTTGACCTTATAGTCTTTCACTCTTGATGAGAATTGCTCCTGAAAATATGCTATACTTTCTTTTGTGAATACAATTACATATTCACCAATCTCTTCGTCAACTCTTAAAATAGGGAAATCTGGCAGCATTGCCGGACCAACTATAACTTGCTTATCTTTTTGAATTTCAAATTTTAATTTTTCCTGTTTAAAAGCCAATCCTTTTTCAATTATGGCAGGCTTGTCCACCAGGGAAACAAACTCTAATTGCCCAGCACCTACTACTGCTTTGAAGATTGGTAATTTACTCATCTTATTTATTTATCATAAACCTCATTGATAGCCTCTTTCAAAGCCTCTTTCGGTTCTTTGTTTTCTTTTTTAACTTTTTTGTCGGCTACTTTTAATACCTCTTTTAATTTATTGAACATATCTATTTATTTATTTTTTAGTTACTAATGAATGTAATTGAATATGTACCCGCTGGCTCTGCCCCTGCATTATTGACTGTAACATCCAGTCTAACCAAAGTAGTCGATTGCTCAAATAAAAATTTGGTCTCTATCGCAGTGGCATCTATGCCATTGAATGAGTAATTTATTTTGGTTTCCGTGTTCAAAGTGAATTCGCACAAGGTGCGCGGTGAGATATATGTATTGTCCTCAAAACCTAACTGCAAAAATGTATTTGCCCCTGCAAAAGTAGGGGTTGTCGATTCCGTCTCTAAAACACCAAAATCCAAAACCCCGGAGTAGCCTATATTTCTCATTGGAATTGTACCGGAATCCAGTACAAGATCGTAGTCATTTTGCTCGTATATACCTTTGTTGTAGAATGCCGCAGCGTCAACAAACGAGCCCAAATCAATCATACGCGGGCTTATGAAGTTACCGAAGACAGCGTCAGTGGCTGAAATGGGCTCGTTTTCCAGAATATATACAATATCATCAATAATACCTTCTGTATCAGGTATGTAAAGTTTTGCGGTGGATGGTATGACATCTCCACCGCCGCCACCACCCTCAATATCGGCTATGGCTTCTTCACCACCAAGTCTGAGTGCGGTGGCCTTTACGTATTGTGTGAGAAATTGTTTTATATCTGTTGCCATGTAAAATTGTTTATTTTCTTATAATTATATTATTATTACTTTTGTTAATTCTTCATCTTCCCTGATCCAAATTGCTTTCTTTTTTATTTTTTCCATTTTTTTTCTTTTGTTTTTTTATTATTTACCGTAGTAGATATTAGAAGTGTCGTAACCACGACATTATGTTTGGGAAAAGTAATGTACCTTTGTTAAAAATTTCTACTACGGTAGATACTATGGTAGATAGATAAACTGCAACTATTGTTTTTCCAACCATTCCAGGTACTCCAGTGGTGGTTCATCATACCACACCCATCCCTGTAATTCCAATCTATTCTCAGGCGAAAGATGCACACCGAGATCCGGTGCCGGGAGATGCACATTCAGACTGCAATACCAATCATTGTTTATTTTATTATAGAACATTTTCTTTCATTTATTTTTTATACCAATACCGTATAACCTTTTGCAGTTGCAATCGTCGGGTCGCAGGTCGCAGAACCGGGATTATTACGGGCGTCGATAGTCTGAGTACCTGATGCAGTACCCACCAATGTGAACATTTCGTCAAGTGCCGCAGTACCCATATTAGTGAATCTAATATTAAAACCTAATGTCAAACCTGGCATACGACAATAAGATAAAGATGACGGAGCTGTTCCAGCATTTGTACCAAACATTGAAGCATCGACCAATGTCACATTAGAACAGTCGGTGAATTCTATACCAATGAGAGACTTTGCAGTTAAACACATTGTTCGCATATCGGTCAAAAGTGGCATATCTATGACTCCGATTTCTTTCAGAGATATATTACCATTACATAAATGTTGAACAGTGGTACAAAGTGGCATAGTTATGTTACCACAATATTCAACCGAACCATTCAACATACGAATAGCATTAGTGGAATTGTTCATCGTTACATTCCCTATTCGAGTGGGACTGGGTATATGACCATTACCGATCATCCTCTGTGCTGACGTGAGATAATGATTCGTGAAATCACCAACATTTATAATCTTTGTGTTAGTAAATATATCCGCACCAGTAAAATCTATCTTGCTATAATCCACCTCATATGCCTTTAATGCATAACATAGCCCGTTCAACCCACCAAGCGTACCGACACTTACAAGGCAAGGAGACGGAATACTCACTACCTTTATCCGTTCCATAAATGGTTTTACACTACCCCTTGTTAGTATGCCGCCGTTTATAGTTTGATTCGCATCGGGTAGTGATATTTTTACATCCAATATATTCTGTGACGTACCAACGGTACTAAACCATAATCTTAAACCTGACAGTGGAGTATCATAGTCTAAGTATATAATGACCTGCTTATAATTTATACCGTTATCAAATTGATATACGGTACCTGGCGTAACCGCATAATCATAGTTATAATTTGCGGAGGTTAATTCATTGGTTTGAGTACCATCGCCCCAATCAACATCAACTACCTGATTACTCCCAAAACTAAAGTCTATAAAATTTTCATTACCATCTATTACAGCGTATAAGAAATAAGCTTCATTTTTAAGTGGATCTGGTTCGGGTAGCGGAATCCAATCAGGATTTCTGACCCACTCTTGGGGGTAAGGTGGTGGTGGCGGCGGTGACGGCGTTGCACCAGAATGTACGTTTATATACGGGTAAGTGGTCATATTCTAAATCCTTTAGTTATTAACAACCCTTCTATATCAGGTGTAATTGTAAGTGTATCGAACTTGGCGATGGGACTCCCTGTACTATACGTATTCCCGTTAAGATCGATGTGGACTGACATAGTGTTAGATATTTCGGTATCATTTATAGTGAATGCGTAGGGTGTAATAAAATTATAGGGGGACGTGGTGATAAAATTAAAATAAAACTCGCTGTCATATACAACCTGCAATGGTTTAATATGTCTTGTCCTAGGCCTACCGCCAGCATTTCTTGGTGGGGTTGAAACTATATTTATTGTCTGTGGGAACATATCTTTAATTATATTTTTTTATTATATGTTTTTATTGGAATTGTCATGGGTCTGACAATATTATCCACAACTATCGTAGATATTAAAAATTAATAAAAACAAAATCGTCGGTTGTCATTGCACTATTCTTCAGATGAAATATCATCCCATACGCGAGGGCATCTGCAATATCCGGGGAATGCCCCAGTATATTTATCATATCAGACTTGGATATGAGCTCAATTTTATTGTCCATACTTTGTCTTGGTTTGTGCTTGATAACTGATAATTGGTCGTATATTTCACTTTTATATATTTCGTCTTTTATTTTCAAGTGTCCTGTTTTAGCAAACTCGCTCAGTTTAAAATATAATTCCGTTTTAAGGTTTTTATAACCCACATCTTTTAATGCTTTTCCGCCATTATGGATTTCTTTTCCACCCGGGAAATACTCCCTTAGATAAAGACCGACACCATCCGCGTCCCAGGACACCATGTCATACCTTATTTTGAAATCAGCGCATATTTTTTTAATGGTGTCTACAATTGTTGTCCGGTCAAGTTTATCCTTTTTTATTATTTTTAGGACGGTTTTACCGGACCATACCACAAATACACATTCGTCGCTGGTAAATGCTATATCACACGACAGTCGCATTTGGGTATCTTCTTCGTCCAATGAATTATACTGGAATAAGTAATTTATATCCGTATAGGTGAATAAAGTCTCACTATCATCAAATACTTCCCAGTCGCCGTGAAGAAGTCTTCTTCTTTCATTTGGGCTCAGGGTGCGTTGTAAATTCTCTAAATACTCCGGTGAAACATGTGGGTTGTCTTTCGGCAGTGCTTGAATAAACTTCTGATATGGCTTAATTGTGCCCTCCTTGTCCGGTAAATAAAACTCTCTAAATAAGAAATTTTTAGCAGGGTTACAAGTCATAAGTAGGAATGGTTTAATACCAAGCTCGGCATTTCTCCACCTACCTAATCTTGTTTGAAAAATTTCTTTTCCTTTTTCGTTAATACCGGCTGCTTCGTCAATAGCCCCAAAAGTTAAAAGAAGACCACCAAGTCGGTTATAGTTTGGGTCGCTCGGATTGTAAGCCAACTCACATAAAATAATTTTACTGTCATTAAAAAAAGTAAGCTCGCCTGCTTGACTATTATACCGGTAATGTTTTTCGGAGTCAAGCCCCCAATCACCAAGTACCTCGAAGAGTGAAACGATAGTAGTCTTTTTGAGGTCTGTTAGGTGCTCTCTGGCGACACCAATCCTAATACCTGGGTGTTGCATACACTTCATTGCCATAAGAGAACACAGGACGTATGATTTACCGGACGAAAGTGATCCTCCGTACAGTACCTCGGTTGTTATTGTGTCATTAAAATATTCAAAAATTAAATGTTGCTTTTCGGTCGGTTTAAAATCGATTGTCATATTTTTTCATATTTTTTACCGGTCTTTATAAGAAATTTGTGCAGGGCGGCACCCACGGACGGCGTTTTCCCTATAAACCAGGACCCGTACTGTGTCTCACCCTCTGTGATACAAGCAGCCTTTCCCTTCCAAACTCTCTCAAAAGTGTCATAATCAATACCATAATATCGATACTGTTCACCCTCATGAAAATATATTTCCAACTCTTCCTTCTCAGTGTCATATTGTAAACCGTCAACATTGCTACTGTCAACAAATAGTCTGAACACATAAAACTTCTCTACCCTTTCTTTATTGAGGTATCTTTCGGACCAGTTGAGTGCAGGTTGCCCACCCCACGCAAGCCACATAAGTTTACCACATCCATCACCTAATTCACGTTTATCAGCATCCTGCCCCTTATGTCGTGCAAGGAACGAATACATACGTTTAACAGTGTCTAAACTTATCGGTTCACCCTTTGCGAGCTGATGCGCCCGTGTTTTGCCGACCGGTGTTCCACAAGTACCCCACCCATTCTTTTCTGCCCAGTCAATTGCCTTTTGTGCCTCCGAGGAGATACCGGACGGGTAATCTTTAATGCTTTCAAATTTATATGGGTCAAGACTTTGATACTCAAAATTTAATGTAAATTTAATGTTATTCTGTATAATTGTCAAATCATTACCTTTTCGTATCATTTTTGTGTTTGGATAAAACTTCCACCAGTTGGCAATTATTTTTTGTAATTGTGCTTCACCGTCCACTTTATTTAGTGCCAAGTCAATAAAGACTTTATCCTCATTGAACTTCAGTTTGAACGGACATTCAAACTGTGTGGCGACATAAAATGCATTAAATTGTAATTCGAGTGTTTTCATATATTATATTTATCTTTTATTCTTCTGCACATTCTGGACCGGCAACTTGCACACGAATAGCTTGTTTCTCTGTTTTCTGTTAAAATGTTATTTGCTGTCAATAAAAAAATCTTATCATTTTTTGTCATATGTCTGACATTCTTATTAACAATTTCTTTAAGAGTTGTAAACCATTTTTGTAAGTTTTCCAACACCTGGAGCCTACTTGCCTTGCTGTGCATATACCATTCCTTTTTCTCACACACCTTATTATGCAGTGAATAAATTTCTTCGAGAGTCTCCCCTTGCTCAATATCGGCTGACCATATTATTTCCAAATCCATAATTTAATTATATTTTTTTTTAATTTTGTTTTATATATTTTCATCAATTAAGAAACTTATTCCACTACTTATTACTCCTATCTTAAATCCATACAGAATAAATCCAATCCAAAATGAGAGACAAAAACAGCAGCTTATAAGTTCAATAAATAGCTGTTTAGGGCGGCTGTAATCGTCAAAGTCCTCTTCTTTGATACCTACATACCTTTTTAGTAAGATAATCGGTTTGGCGCGAGTTATGAGCGTTGTAAGACCGACTACGAACATTATATCAAACATATCCATCTCTTAAGTAAGTTTTCATATCTTTTATCATATAGTAACACGTGGTCCGGTTAAGATTGAGAAATTTTGCAAGTTTGCCACTATTGTTGTGAGGTCCGGTAATTGCCAGGTGATATAGTCTTTTGCCAACCATATCAAGGTCATTGTATTTTTGTGATAAGTGTGCCAGTTTTTCCTCGTAATCTTCTTCTTCTTCATCCTCGTCAATAATATAGTGGTTAGGCGACAATTCGTTGTTTTTAATGACCGTTTTCTTTTGAAATCCGGTGTTTTTCCATTTCACTTGTTTATTCATCCAGTTTATGACAACCGAATCGATAAAATTGGGGCTACCGTTTATTTTCTTTTCGGTGATATAGAGATAGCACTCGGCTAAAAGTGCCGCAGCATCTCGCTTATCCCATTGCTGTGCCGAGAGTATGTTGGTCGCCACACCTAAATAAAAATCATATTTTTCTGTGAAAAGACTGTCAATTTTTGTCATAAATGAAGTATATTTTTTATTTTGTTCAAATTTTCAGCACTTTCGTAAAGCTCGTCGTCAATACAATCAGCTAAAATTTTGTCAACATAAACATTTAAATCGACAATAATTGTCATTGCAATCCGGTCCCCCAGTATTTTTCGGATGTGGAAGATGTTATCGTCAATCCTCTCTATGATCATATCTATTTGCTTGTTCGTTAAAATAAGATTAGAAAGTAATTGTAAAATCACTTGTTTGGTGTGGTGATATTCTCCCGCTATGAGCGAATATTCATAATCGCTCAAATACTTTGGGGGCTTGGACGATACCTCTTTAAACTTCTCCTTTATCTCCTGCATTTGGTTGTATATATCGAATTTGAATCGGCTCGGTCGCCGTTATGTCAATCGTATTGGCATATCCCCTATTTCTCCCCTTATATCGCAAATAAAACATTATTGCAGCAGGATTACCGGAGTCTATCAGATTGAACAACTGGTCTTCCACATGGTCACCCTGTGTCTCGTTTATCTCGTCAACCGCTTCTTTAAAAAGTGGGTCGGTGGTATAATATTTATAGTAAGTCTGTCGTGTGATACCCACTTCCTTGCAAGAGACCACGATCAATCCCCTATGCTTTTTTAGAGCCTTTAATAGACGTTTTTTATGGACTTCCGGTTGCTTTCTGCTCATAATGTTAATTATGTAATATTTTTTTTTGTTTTGAAATAGTATTTTTTACTTTAATTTTCAATAATTTTTGAAAAAAAGTTTCAAAAATAGTGTTTCTGAAAATAGTAGTGAGATGTGTGAGTGTTAAAATTGTTTTCATGGGTTTGTATTATTTCTTTTTTTCTCTTATTGTCGTGGTTACGACATTATGATTGGGAAAAGTAATGTACCTTTGTTAAAAATTTCTACTATGGTAGATCAGTATCTTTGTTAAAAATTTCTACTATAGTAGATATTGGGAAAGATTGGCGGATCGTTGCGAAATTATTCGTTCAACTCTTTTTTTGTTGGTCCGGATACGAAACTCATCATCGTGGTGGTACCTGTGCTTTTTTTTGCAGAGTTCCGAGCACCAATATTTCTGTCTGCCAATAAGCGGGGCATGACACTGTCTACATTCTTTTATATTATCTACAATAGTAGATGTGTGAACGTAACTCATGTCGCCGATGATTCCATTATTTTTGTTGACGAGTGTGCCGGTACCCTGATCAAGCCTGCCATAATGAAGGATCAATTCTCTCTCTTTCTCAAGGGCAGCCTGTTTGTTATCTGTGGTGAAGACTACCGTTACAGTATAAGTTGTTGTTGACACAACTTCTTTCCAGTCCCGGTGACGGTCTCGAAGAGACCATGGTCTCCTGTTTTTACCCATTCCCACATAAAAAACATGGTTGTTGTCATCTCTGGTGTGCAAGTATACATTATATTTATCCATACACTATATATCATACTTCTTCCCTCCCTTTTTTTCTTATTGTTGTTGGCTTGATTTGGGTGTATTCTTTTTCTTTCTCAAAAGACATTTGAATCCTATATCATCAAAAAGTTCGTTTATTCTTCTCTGAACCATATCAACTTCACTCTCCTTTACCCGGAAGGCATCGTGAATCGGGAATACCGTGTAACCCTCATTGATAAGTGTTGACATAACGTAATCGATCATTATACGTGATTCATTCTTCTGTAATAGGTTGGAGAATGACTTATACCCATTGAGATGTTTGAACTCGTCTACGAACGCCATAGTGCGTGGGAAAACCTCTCGTACATCATCGAACTCACTACGTACCTTATCGAACGCCACCCTGAACATACGTTCTTTACTTACCATGGTATAGAGTGTTCCTTTTGATGCGTGTTCAGAGAATTGCGCATCAAGCCCATCCACTATGTAATTGAATATGGCGAACTGGCTATTTGCTATATCTATTTCTATGAGTTTTTCTCCATCTATCCTGATGAACTCCAATAGTTCAGACTTCATATTGGTAAGGTTATAGTCAAACCTGTCATTGGTGTCATTCCTCCCGGTATATAAGATATTGTTTTGTATATCAAAGACATACCTCTTGTAAATTATACGAAGATCATTAGACTTCCGGTAAAGAAAATTATGAACATTGTCAAAATAACACTTACCACCATATAGTATGACATCAAGGTTCTGTTGTCTTGCGAATTCTAGTGCAGTTGTCACAGAGTAACGGTAATCATTGTCATCAAAAACCACATTCAAGTATTCATCCGTGATGTCATCATTGAGAATCACATCATCCATATTGACCTGAAAAATGTTCAAAAAATCATAAACTTCCGGTACAAACTCCATTTTCTCCATCCCAGTGGTGACAAGGGTTTCAAGATTAGGGTAACAATATGTGATAAGGCAACCTGGTGTAGAATAGTTGTAATTGTAGTTGTAGGTGGTTGGAAGTTGAAAAGTGACTTCTTTTGGTTGGTGTTGTTCTTTTGGTTGTACTTCTTGTTCAGGTTTAGGGTAACATAGGGTAACATTGTAATCACCATTTATAAGTTTTCTGTTGAAACGGTAGCCCTTTGCTTTACCTTCCTTATCACCTGTGCCCACCCGGTAAGAATTGTTACACTCAATTATACCTCCCTCTATAAGGGTATTCTTTATTTCATAAACATAGTTTTTAGTACGTATTACTCGGTCAAACCATTTATGAGAGAGTTGAATATAGAGATTGAAGTCGTGTGGAGAATATAAATACTTATCAAAAAGACTGATACATACCTGTAATGCCTTATCTCTCTTTGTTTTTGATGACCAGTTCAGCCCATCTATTGCTTCTTCAATGTTTTTTAAAATTGATTTCATTATGTCGTGAAGTGTCGTTTTCTTGTTTTTAGAGGGTGGGGGGTAGCTACTCCCCCCTGTTCACGACACAAACCTCATAATACTATATATCATAGTTCTTTTGTCCCTTTTTATATTTTCTTACTTTTATTTTTTGGGGGTCAAAAGGTGGAAAAGGTTTAACAAGATATTTAAAATCCAACCTATTGACCTTTATCCATTTCAACCATTTTTCAATATGATTTTTATCATATTTATTTTTGTCAAAAAATATATAGCCGGCGTATTGCCACTGGTGGAACTCCTCCACGGTCACTTCTCTGAAGTGACTCGTTGTTTTATATATAAAATAATATTTGGTATAAGTCGCAGGTAGGAGGGTGTGATAGTCCTCCACCCC